TCGTTGTATTTGCAGTATGTGTAGAAGTTTACGCCGAAGCGGCGTGTGGTGGTTGATGATGAGCGGGAGGCTTCTGGTTTGTCGGATGTTGAGTTGGCTGATGAGTTGGAGGCTCAGGTGTTGCATTTGAGGGTGGTTGACGGTGGCTAGGACTCCGGGTGGTTTTGGTGTGAGGCGTCCTGACCGGTCTGTGAATATGCGGATACCGCCGGGGTCGTTTACTCAGGACCCGGGGATGCGTGCCCGGGACCAGTTCACGGATGTGGGTTCTGCGGGGTATCGGGAGCAGGCGAAGCGTGTCGCGGAGCGTGGTGGCGCTAAGGAGTATGCTACTTCTGTGGAGGAGGAGTCGGCTGCGGAGCGTGCCGATCTCATGCGGAATATTGCTTTGACTGCGTTGTCGATTGCGTTGCCTGCTGCGAGGGTTGTTCAAATAAATAAGGCTTTGCAGGGTGCTGTGACTGCTGCTAGGGCTACTCCTGCGGGGCAGGGGCTTGTGCGGGCGCTTTCGCGTAACGCTCCTGTGGGAACTACTTCCCCTTGGGGTTCGGGGTTGAGGGATAGCCCGACTGCATTGGGGTATCTTGGGGGTACGGTTGGTAGCGGTTTGGTGCCTGCATCTTTCCAAGGTATGGCTGGTGAGTTGACGGGTGGGGCTACTATGGATAATCCAGAGGACATGTGGTGGTCGGGTTTGTTTGGTCAACTTGGCGGTGATGAAGGCATGATCCAGAGAGCGGAAGACAGGTGGCGGAACGCGGGTGGTCAGGGTGGTTAGGCCGCGTCAGGTTGGTCCTGATTTGCCGTCGGGTTTGAGGCGGCCTGATCGGTCTGTGTCGTTGCGGTCTGAGCCGCCGTTGCCTCCGATGGTGGATCCACGGAAGGCTGCTGCCGCTACTGGGGGTGCGATCTGGTTTTATGGTGGGTATGGCAATCCTCCACAGAAGCAGATTGGGCCTAATAGTTGGGGTGCGGCTGAGGGGGAGTACCGGAAGTTGGCTGATGCTGTGCAGAAGACTGCGGAGGAGGAGGGGAAATCAGTTGACTCTGCCAACCCAGACGAGGTTTTGGATTGGCTTGGTGACGAACCAGTTTGGGTGGAGTTGACACCGGAAGGGACTGTGGTTCCTGTACCTGAGCCTGACCCGGAAGATTGGGCAGAGGCAGCCGAGGCAGCAGCACAGCGGGCGGAGGCAGAGGCAGAATGGGCGGCGGAAGCAGGTTTTGATCCGGAGACTGGACAGTGGGAAGTGCCTGATCCGGAATCTGATTGGGGTTCAAATCCTCTGCTGATGGAGGGTTTGACAGCAGATGAAGCATTCCAACAGCATCACGCTGCACGGCGCATAAACCCGAATCAGGGTGAGTTGCCGGGTACTGGTGGTCCCGCTGAAGAGATTCGTAGACAGATTGAGGAGGCAAGGAAGAAGATACCGGCTAGGACGCCTGCGGAAGACGCGGCTTACGAGAAGGCTCTTCGTGAGAGGGGGCAGCGCAGTCCGGGTCCTGTGGTTCCTCCTCCTGTACCGCCGCCGGTCAGCCCGATGGAGGACCGCAACCCGGAGTTGCGATCCATGGATTCACAGATGCTGACCGATATGATGGCGGCACAGGTCACACAGCCCGAACAGGGTTGGCTAGGCGGAGCGTTGGGTGGTGTGGGAGGTTTTTGGGAGGATACGCTTTCTCAAATGCAGGGAAACACTACGTTACCGTACGCGCAGCAGGCGCAGGGGCAGTTGGATGCGTTTCAAAATATGCCTACTGAGCAGAAGTCGGAGATAGTGTTGCTGGGGTTGGCTGCGGCTGCCGCCGCAAGCGGGGTGGGTGGCCCTCTCGTGCCACCGCTGCTGGGTGGTAGCGCACTTTTGACTGCTACAGGCTGATGCCGGGGCATGTGTTGAGAGACGGTGAATGGGTGCCGTACGGTGAGGGTGAGTTGCGTACAGCGTTTGCGGTGGAAGCCATCGACGTGTATGATCCGTTTGATGATGAGGAGCCTTTGGAATGCGGTTTGGAAACCCCTGAGGTGTGCGAGTCGTGTCAGTGAAGGACTGGTGGGCTTGCGTGCTGTTGACGGCACTGTTCGCGTTTATAGCCTTTACGGTTTGGGGTTTGGGTCGGACGTTACAGTCGTTGTTCAATTAGATGGGTCGGTTGAGTGAACTTCAACGTGAAGCGGAGTGGCGGAGATGCGCTACGGATGAGTCGTATTTCTTACGCAAGTATTGGTTTATTGCCCATCCTGCTCATGGTCGAATACTGTTTAATCTTCGGAACGCCCAATCTTTTGCTTTGGATCATTGGGGCAGTAACCGGTATTCGTTGACTTTGAAGGCCCGTCAGATCGGGTGGACGACACTTGTGGCGGCACACCAGTTTTGGTTGGCGTTTTTTAAACCGGATCAGAACATTATTGATCTGTCGCGTACGGAACGTGAATCAGTGTTGTTGTTGCGCAAATCGAAGTACGGGTTTAATCATATGCCGGAGTGGATGGTGGAACGCGGCCCGGATTCGCTGGTGGAACACCAGCAGAAAATGGTGTTCAGCAACGGGTCGCAGATTACTTCGATGCCTTCGGCATCGGATCCCGCTAGGGGTGAGTCCGCATCGTTGGTTGTGGTTGATGAGTGGGCGTTCTTACCGAACCCTGAGGAAGCGTGGGCGTCTATTGAACCGGTGGCTGATGTCGGAGGCCGAATTATTGGTCTTAGTACGGCGAATGGAAGCGGAAACTTCTTTCACCAATTGTGGGTCGGGTCCCAAACTGGTTCAAACCGGTTTGAACCGATGTTCTTCCCTTGGTCTGCGACTGAGGACCGTGATGAGGCATGGTATCAGTCGAAGAAGGATTCGATGCTGTCGTGGCAGTTGGCTCAGGAGTATCCGACAACGCCCGAAGAGGCGTTCATAAAGTCCGGCAACCCGGTGTTTGATTTGGATGTGTTGGAGGCGATGAATTCGATGGTTGAAGAGGGTCAGGCCGGTTATTTGTGGGAACTTGCACGCGGGGTTCCGGAGTTTCGTAAAGATGCTTACAGTTTGGCGTGAACCGGTTTCAAACCGGGCGTACTGTATCGGGGTCGATACGGCGGAGGGGCTGGCGCACGGCGATTATTCGTGTGCACAGGTTATTGATGTGCGTGCCGGTGAACAGGTCGCTGTCTGGCATGGGCACATTCCACCGGATACGTTAGCCAACGAGGTGCACTTGTTGGCGTTGTGGTACAATAATGCTTTAACGTGTGTGGAGTCAAACAATCACGGGTTGACTACTATTGTGCAGTTGCGAAACTTGGGGCATCGGAACCTGTTTCGGAAACGTACGTTGAATACGTCGATTGCTAAGGTGTCGATGGAGTTCGGGTGGAAGACGACCCGTACGACGAAACCGTTGCTGATTGACGATTTGGGTATGGCGATCCGTAACGACGAGTTGATTGTCCACGACCGGTATACGTTGGCGGAGTTACGCACGTACGTACGGTCCAGCAGGGGGTCGATGAATGGTTCCCCGCATGATGACCGTGTGATGGCGTTGGCTTTATCTAATCAGATGCGCCAGTACGCTTTCATGCCGGAATATGCACCTGCCGCAGACGATTACTGGACTATCGACTGGTTTGCCCGGATGATCAAACCGGACGAGAATCCTGATCTGCGGATCGGTGCACACACGATACGTGGGACAGTTTAGACTGTCTCTTTAGGACACTTTATGAAACCTAGGAGGTTTCTGATGGCAAGGCCCAATTTCGTTTCTCATACAAACGGGACCCAGACGATAGATGGTCGCAGCGGCCAGAATGACAAGATGGAACGTGGCGATTCTGTTGTAGCAAACCCGATTTGGGAACCGGCAGCACCAAACTCGCCGAAGCAGCGGTTCAGCAACCCGAAGTATGCTTCCCAGACTGGCGGCTACGGCGAGATCAGTGTGCGTGAGACACCAATGAATCAGCATGGTGTTGTCGGCAAGGTTGAGCCGTCGAAGCCGCAGCCTCGTCTCGCAGGTCACAACGCTGCACCGCACACCAAGCGTCCGTAACTGTGGCAGTTCTGCCACCTGATGCGACGTTTCAAGATTTCGTTTCATACACGGAATCTCTTAGGGGGCCTATGGGTTCGGATGAACTCACAGACCTTTGGGAGTGGCGTCAAAAACTTTTAGGGATCCGTTTCGACATTGGGCGCGCTTTCCGCGCCCAGTTGCCTCCCGACGAGCAGCATTTGACCCGTGAACAGCGCGGGCAGAAGGTTGAGGCGGAAGCGAAGGCGGCAGGTCGCAACATTGAACGTCTACCCGATAAGGCATATTTCTGATGGCTCGTCTGACTCGCGCTGACAAGTATGAGATAATTCAACGCAAGTTGGAGGGTGCCGCCCGTTGGCGTGACGAAATGGGTTACGACAGCCTGTGGCGTCGCATGAACGACCTGTACCGGGGTAAGCATTGGCCCAGAACGACAGCCAATCAAGATTTGGTGGCGGTCAACTTGGCGTTCAGCACTATCAATGTGATTTCGCCGTCTGTGTCGGTCAACTATCCGAAAGTGATTGTTTCCCCAAACAAGGAAGAAAATCAGGATCGGGCAACATTCGTTGAGGCGGTCATCAACTATTTGTGGCGGCATCACGATTTTCGTAAGCCTTTCCAACGGGCCGTGAAAGATTTTCTGATCTTCGGGCATGGCTGGTTGAAGGTTGGTTGGAAGTTCGTTGAGCAGGAACGCCAGTTGGGTGACGCTGAGCGGGACGAAATGTTTCAGACGGCTGTCACCGAAATGGATAGTCTCGCCAGCCAAGACCCGTTTATGGCGGGCGAGTTGCCTGACAATGCGCAGATAGCGGCAGACATTCCAACTACGTCTATGACTGTGGTGGAGGATCAGCCGTTTGTGGACCGTGTGTCACCGTTCGACATTTTTGTGGACCCGGAGGCTACATGCATTGAGGATGCGAAGTGGATTGCGCAACGCATTATACGACCCTTGGATGAGGCGAAGAAAGATAAGCGATATAAGGCGAGTGCACGCAGGGATTTGAGTGCCGATTCGCTGCTGAACCCGGTCTTCGGCACCACCGACCGTCAGGAACAGGAACGATTCCTGATTGACGATGAACGCACTGTGGTGTTTGAGTTTTACGACATTGAGAACAACACGATGGCTGTGGTACCGCAGTCGGGTTCCGAATTTCTTGTAGATCCGTCACCCATGCCGTACGCTTACGGTCAACCATTCGTGATGATGCGCAACTATGATGTGCCCGACTTTTTTTACCCGATGGGCGATCTGGAATCTATCGAATCGTTGCAGTTGGAGTTGGATAAGACACGTTCCCAGTTGGTTAACGCCCGTAAACGTTACGCCCGCAAATATTTGTACCACGAACGGTCATTCGGCCCTGAGGGCCGTGAGGCTTTGGAATCTGATGAGGATGGCCGGTTGGTGCCGGTTGTGGACGAAAACAAGCCACTGTCAGAGGTTGTTATCCCGATGCCGCAGACACCGTTGTCGGCTGACGTGTACAACTTTTCTGCGATCATTGAGGAAGACATCAACACGGTGTCTGGTGTGTCAGAGTATGCGCGTGGTCAGATGCCGGAGATTCGTCGCACAGCGACGGAGGCCAGCATTATTGCTGACGCAGGCAACAGTAGGGTTGCCGAGAAGTTGGCTATTGTTGAAATGTCCATTGCGCAGGTGGCACGCCGTGTCGTGCAGGTCATGCAACAGTTTATGACCGGTGAGCAGATGGCACGGGTTTCTATCGCTGGCCCTCAGGACATGTTTATCACGTACACGCGGGACGACATTGTTGGTGAGTTCGATTTCAGTGTGGAGGCGGGTTCTACACAGCCGATCAACGACACTGTGCGAAGGCGGCAGGCTGTAGAATTGATGCAGGCTTTGGCACCGTTTGTTGGAACAGTGGTCGATCCGAGTGCGCTGGTCCGTTACGTGTTGCAAAACTCGTTTGGGGTGAAGGATCCGGACAAGTTCCTGATGCAACAGCAGCCGGTGCCGCCGGAGGGTGCTGAACCCCCTCAGGACTCTCTGGCGGGGCCACCTCAGGGGATGCCGCCGGGGGGTATGCCCATGGGAGGCAACGGCGCACCTCCGGTGCCGCCAGATCTGATGAAGCAACTGCAAAATCAGATGGGGTTGGGTTCTGGACCCTAAATAGGCAACCAGCAGGTGGGACAGTTTAAGGCTGTCTTATAGGAGCAACCATTTGGACTCCGAGGAGAAAATAGAATAATGGCAGAAGATACAACGGGAACCGACTTGTCGGTTAACCCAGATTCTTCAGTTGAGGTTTCACAGGAACCGGCAGGCGAGTCATTCACCGTCAAGGTGGATGGCGGAGAGCAGCAGGTCAGTCTGGAGGAACTTCGGGACGGATACCAGCGACAGTCGGATTACACCCGTAAGACGCAGGAGTTGGCATCCGAACGTAAAAGGTTAGAGCAGGCTGAGGCTATTGTGTCGTCTTTGGAGTCAGATCCGGAGTCAACACTCAAGGCTCTTAGCGATGCGTTTGGAATAAGTGCTGCACCGGAACAGCCCGGGGACCTGATGGGGTCTTCGTGGGATGGACCGGATGATGCGACTTCCAAACGGTTGCAGGAACTTGAAGGCCGAGTGCAGGGCTACGACCGGATACATAAAAAGCAAGCATTAGAGAAGCAGGTAACTGTTTTAAAGGGAAAGTACGGCGACTTCGATCAATCGGAACTTTTTCAGCACGCTCTGCGTAACAAAATAGGCAATCTTGAAGCCGCGTTAACACATATGCGGTATGATGAGGTGTCTACGAAAGCGGAGAAGTTGGAAAAGGAACAAGAGCGTACAGAAGCCAAGCGTGGCGCTAGTGTGGTGGAACCTTCCGGTTCCAAGCAGGCTGGTTCCTCCCGTAAAAGTTCTGACAAGCCCGTGTCAAGCATTCGTGAGGCTTACGAGAACGCTAAACAGGAACTGTCTTCATAACTTAGAGAGAAGGTGACAGACTATGGCGGGTAACCCGCTTTTTGACGAGATTCTGTCTACCACCCTCAAGAATTACATCCCGAAGTTGACTGACAACATCTTTAACGCACGGCCTTTGTTCTATGCGTTGACGAACGGTCAGACAATTCGGCGTATTTCGGGTGGTCAGAGCATCGTCGTCCCAATCATTTATGGGACAAACTCAACCGCTGGCTCGTATGCCGGTACGGATACTATTGACATTACGGCTCAGACAGGCATTACCGCTGCTGAGTACGACTGGGGACAGTATGCGGCTACCGTAACAATCAACGGTTTGGAAGAAGCCCAGAATAATGGTGAGGCGGAGATCATTGATCTGCTGGAAGGCAAGATTTTCCAGACGCAGGAATCCATTATCGAAAACATGAACACCATGTTTTGGGCCGATGGTACCGGTAACGGTGGCAAGGATTGGAACGGTCTAGCGAACATTATCGGTGGAACGGGCGTGACCCTTGGTGGAATCAATCCGCTTACCGCAGGTAACTCGTGGTGGAAGTCCACTGAAGTCAACCTTGCTGGTTCACTCACTCAGACCAGCATGGCCAACGTATACAACACCATTTCGGTTGGTAACGACCAGCCGACTATCATTATGACAACGCAGGCTTTGTACGAGAAGTACGAGTCACTATTGGAAGGTCAGATTCGGTACACGGATACCGATATGGCTGACGGCGGGTTCCAGAACCTGCTATTCAAGGGTGCACCCGTAACCTTCGATGACGCTGCCGCATCTGGTCAGGTGTTGTTCCTAAACACCAAGTACCTGCAGTTGGTTGCTCATAGCGATGTCTGGTTTAAGCCGACACCGTTCGTGCGCCCAACCGATCAGGACGCTGTGTACTCACAGTTGCTTTGTTACGGCCAGTTGACGTGCAGCAACCGTGCACGTCAGGGCTTCATGTACGGAGTTACCTGATCCTGATGGGACGAGGATTCGCTGACGCTCACAAGGTTGGTTCACGCCCATACGGGCAGCCCGCTGGCGACAATTATCGGGATTCGACACCACGGCCTCAAACCGTGGGATTCTCCCGCAACGTCCAGCGGGTCAACCCGATGAGGAGTGAATCCGTTGTCCCTGAAGTGGTCAAGTGCAGTTCACTGACTCGTGATGGGGCGCCCTGCAAGGGGCGTCCCGTTACGGGCAGTGATCTGTGTATCTTTCACACACCTAAGGCAATTTAGTGCAACTCAGCGCGATGCGTGACTACGTGCGAAACATAGTTGACATCACATCGAATGATGTCACTGATGCGACAATGAACACGTTTATCCGTGAAGGGTACGACATCATCGTGTATTCGGAGAAGCGGTGGCCGTTCTACGAAGTTTCCACCACGTTTTCGACGGTAGTGGACCAAGCGGACTATCCGATGTCTGACATCGCTGCCGCTTTAAGTTTCGTCCACGACGGTGTAACCTTCTCAGGTGCTGTCGCCCCTTCTAATGTTGGTATGCGTGAAGTTGCCGCAATGAAAACCGACAACCATGTCATGCAGTACATCGGTTATGATGTCGCTGACATCATCTACCCGTTGAATTCCAACTCTACAGGCCGACCATGGTACTGGACGATGTGGAACTCCGGGGTGAGCGCGTCAACAGCGGTAAACAGTCAAACAGTCCGCGTGTACCCCACCCCCAGTGAAGTTCAAACGATCACAGTGCGCGGCTACCGCAACCCGGTCGATTTCGGAGGCACTGTCGCCGTACACCGTACAGCGGTAGCGGATGCGGACACACCGGACCTACCGGTGCCGTTCGACAACGTACTGTCCCTGTACGGCATTTACAGGTCGTATCAGCAGCAGGAAGACGCCATGATGGCGAACCAGTATTTCTCCCTGTTCCAAGGCGAGTTGGATAACTTGCGGGCACGGTTTGAGGACACCCCGGCCCCGCAGCCGCTGCTGTTGAACTCTATTGGGGTTTCCCGGTGGAGAAGCCAAAGTTACATGCCGGGACAACTCCGCTACCCATCCCCCTTCCGATAATGCCGTTTGCAGTCCAAACACCGGCGGCGTCCACATCGGAACCGTACCGGTACGAGGAGAAAGCCGACTTTACTGGTGGTCTGAATCTGCGTTCCGACCAGTTCAACCTGTCGGAGAACGAATCCCCCGCCATGCTGAATGTTGAAGTTGACCCCCGCGGTGGTGTACGGCGCAGGGATGCAGTCACAAAGGTCAACAGCACAGCGTTGACCAACGAAATCATTTCTCTGTTTGCCCATTATGAGGCCGGTCAGAATCAGGTTCTAGCCGCTACCAACGATCCGGCCACAACCAACTCTAAGTTGCAATGGAACGACAATGTTACCGGCGACTTCGCCGGAACCGTCTCCTACACTAGTACAGACGTTGAGTTTGATACGACACAACCACCCCGTGGTGTTACGTTCAATAGTTACACGTATGTCTCTAATGGCAAGTTGTTGGCCAGCACCGGGCATACGGCTTACGCTGCGGTGCGTTGGAGCGGCGCAGATGCCGACACAGCATTAGCAACACCCGATTTGGACGGGTCAAACGGGCATTTCCCGTGCGCCCGCTACACGGCTGTCTGGGGGCAGCGCGTCTGGGTTGCGTACACGCTGGAAACGATAGACGGGTTGAAAACGAATCGGATCCGATGGTCCAAGGTGGATGATGCAGAAAATTGGACTGCTACCGACTTTATTGATGTGGACCCGGGGGAAGACGGCGACCACATAACGGGCATTATCGCTGATCAGAACCGTCTTCTCGTCTTCAAAGAAAACTCGGTTTACGAAGTTCTCGGTTTCGACACCGACACTTTCCAAATCCGCAACGTCTCCCGGGTGGCTGGGAACCGGGAAGGTTGCACACCTGTAGCGACCCCTGCCGGTATTTTCTTCTGGTATGCGGAAGAAGGCATCTATCTGGTGCAGGCAGAAAATTTGGCGTGGGTGTTTGAACGGATCAGACCGGCAATGACCTACGATGTCGGACAGCCTGCCATGACATTGAACACCGCACCGTCACTAATGTGGTTTGATGAACGCCTGTGGGTGTCGGTGGACTACCAATCCGATGACAACATTTCGGGGTCCAGTCAAAACAATCGACGCAACGTGTTCGTGTGGGACCCATCTTTGGGTCCCACCGGGTCATGGACCCGGCATGACATCAACGCACGGTCCTTGCTGGCGTACCGTCCTACTGGTGCGGAACATTTTGGGATAGCGGCCACATCCAACATTACCACTGTTGCTTCATTTGACCGTATCTCCAAGTTGGATCAAAACTACGACTACGACGACTATGTGGGTGCTGTCAGCGAAATCAACTCGTTCTACCACACTGGATGGTTTGAGGGCAACCGGCCCACGTTCCCGAAACGCTGGGGGAAGACACGCACCGTTGTCCTGTCGGACAACCCCACTGTGATCGTGATGTACATTTACAAAAACTATGATTCCAGTACGGCGCTGGCAGGCTATTCCAAGACCATGAGCGGCATGGACACTCCCGCTGTGTGGGATGCTGGGGTTAGCGTCTGGGATGACACCGACTGGCAGGCAGAGGGTACGTCTGACAAGTATGGGTTTGCTCGCTGGCCGACGATTGGGACAGCGCAGGCTATTAGTCTGAGGTTTAGTGTTTCTCCCACCGTGTCCACGCGGGGCAAGTGGGGGGTAACATCGGTTGTAGGCATGTACAGGACTCGGAGGTTGCGGTAGATGACTGTTTTGGCGGTTACGAATGCGTTCGTGGCGGCGACAAACATTGTCGCCTCACAGATGAACGCCAACTTCACTGATATTGTTACTTGGGCCACAGAAACCCCCACCCTGTCTACATCGGGGTCGGCAACTACGGTCAGTGGCACTCTGGCTGTGACGGAACTGGCGACATTCTCCGACGACGTGTACATGAACGGTTCTAATCAGCGGCTCGTCTATGAGGGTTCGGCGGCTGACGTCCATGAAACCTTTATCGCTGCCACAAATGCCACGGCAGATAGGACGATCACGTTTCCGGATGCCACCGGGACAGTAGCGTTGACTTCCGACATCACGACTCCGGCGTGGAACAGCGCCGACAATATTCTTACCAACTCAGTCTTTAACTAAGGAAAGTAGACTATGGCAACATACTCCAAAGAACTGCTGTCAGGAAGCACCAGCGGAAAAAACATTTCCGTTACGGGCATCAACACAGCCGCCTCTGTGATCGTTCACACGGCGACTGCCGGTGCCTCAAACATGGATGAAATATGGGTTTACGCCTGCAACACGTCTGCTGCGGCAGTCGTGTTGACACTTGAATATGGTGGTGTCACCGATCAGGATGACCTTATCGAGTTGGAGTTGGCAGCCGATTCCGGCATGACCCTGTTGATCCCCGGGTTCCTGCTGAATGGTGGTCTGATTGTTAACGCATTTGCTGCGACAATAAATGTCATCAACATTAACGGTTACGTCAACCGGATTACCGCCTAGCACATGTTTCGTCAGGATCGCACCAACCCGTCTACCGCTGTATCTAACTGGCGGGGGCGGCACGACGCCTCCAAGGGGTGGCCTTCGACGGCTGTGTCTTCTTGGTTGAATGGCGGCCTGTTTGGTGCTGCTGTTCCGTTGACGGCGTTTGGTGGGATTATCACGCAGTATGAGGATTCTGGTACGACGTATCGGGTTCACACCTTTAGAGGCAGCGGCAAGTTCTATGTTGTCAACGGTGCGGCTGATGTGGACTGGGCGGCTATCGCAGGCGGTGGTGGCGCTGGCGGCAACAATGGGAGTTGGACTGGCGGCGGCGGTGGGGGCGCTGGAGAACTCACAACAGGTACAACCGCTGTGGAGGCTGGGACGTACACGATTACGGTCGGTGCAGGTGGCGCAGGCGTTTCAGGCGCAGTAGGGGTCAACGGTTCCAACACTGTTGCTTTCAGCACCACTGTTATCGGTGGCGGTAATGGCGGTATGGCATCAGCAGGGGGGAATGGCGGTTCGGGCGGTGGTGGCGGTCAGAACGGAACAGCCGACTCGTCGATGGCTGGTGGACTGGCGTCGGGGTCTTACACGGGTTTTGCTGGTGGTCTGTCTCGGAACTACACCACGAACGGTGGATGGTTTGAATCAGGCGGTGGCGGTGGCGCTGGAGCGGTCGGTGAAGATTCTGGAACCGATGGCGTCAGCCAAGGTGGTGACGGTGGCACAGGTTCGGCGCAAATAGGGATCACCGCTGCCACGGCCCGCTATGGCGGCGGTGGCGGTTCGGCGGGTCAGGGGCAAGGCTCTGGAACCGATGGTGGCGGCAATGGCAACTATGGCAACGACGGCTACGGTGGTGTTCCGAACACGGGTGGCGGTGGCGGCAGTTCTCTTGATTCGACCAATCCCCATGCGGGCGGTACAGGCGGTGCGGGCATTGTCATCATCAGGTATGCGGTCTAATGGCTGATCCCGCATACATCGTTGATGGTGTTCTCACCGATTCGGAGGCATGGGTCGGCCTCGGCACGACGACGCTCGGGTCGGACACGGCCTCGGTCACGTTTACTTCGACTGATGACGGTCA